CAGCCGGTTGTGCTCGCGGTGTACTCCCGCTGGCCCCAGGCCCGCCCGCCGCCATACAGCAGCCTCGGCGCATGCAGCGCGCCGGTGTAGAGCCGCAACGCCCGCAGCACGGCCGAGGCCGAGCCGCCCCGCACCCCGATGGCTGCATACTTCGCGTCCCCATGCAGCGTGACCCGCTGCAGCCGGCTCAACGCGAGCCCGCCGGTGAGGCTGTCGAGGTCCGCATTGCCTTCCCACCAGTAGGACGGGGCGCCCTGCATCGCCGCGTGCATGTTGGAGAACAGCAACGGGCTGGCGGCACCGAGCACTGCCTCCGCGGCATCGAACTGCATCGCCACCGGCCGCAACTCGCTGCCTTCGGCGGCGATGAAGAACTCCTTGCATTCACTGCAGTCGACCACGAAGGCAACCGCACGCGAGGTCGGGATGATCACGTCCTCGGCGTTCAGGGCGAACAGGTTGAGGCCGGCGGAACAGAAGCCATCCAGCTTGGCCGGCGGCCCCGCCGGATTGCCGGACAGCACCGCCAGCTGGTCGAAGCCGATGCCGTCGCTCGCCAGGACGGTCTGCCGGAAGGCACGGGCGCGCAAATTCTCCGCCGCCGCCACCAGCCGCGGCGTGCCGACCGCGGCCGTGGCCTGATGCAACGGCACCACCGTGCCGCCGGCGCGCGTCGCCCCGGCATAATCCACCGCGCAGCCGAGGTAGCCATAGGTGCCGATATAGGTGATCTCGTAGCGCGCATCGCTGAACCCGCCAGTGTGGCGGGCGATGAAGGGCGAGCAGGCTTCCATGCGGACGCCCTGGGCAATGAGGCCGCGGCCATCCACTTCCACCAGGAAGGGGATCGCATCCACCGTTCCGGGCGTGCCCTGGCGTTGCAACTCGAAGCCCGGCGCGACGAACAGATGCGAGTTGTGCAGCGCATAGGCGCCTGGCGCCGCCGAAAGCCGCACGCCGAACCGCGCCAGGCCGGGATTGGTGGTGCTGGAACAGGCGAAATGCCCGCCGTGGTGGCGCAGCGAGTTCATCCAGCCGCTGGCGGTGAGCGTCCGCAGGTCGAGGCCGATGCGGTTGTCCACGATGCGGCCGTAGCGCAGGTCGCTGTCCTCGCTGCCGCGCGCATCGCCGACAACCTGCACGCCGATGGTGAAGCGCTCGGCCCGCCGCACCTCGACTTCGGAGGCATCGATGTTCTGGATGCGGATGCCGACATCGGCCTCGTCCGCCCAGTCGCTCTGCACCGCCCGCAGTACGCTGAGGCCGACATAGCGCTTGCGCTGGTTGTTGGCGCTGCCGCCATCGCCGAGGGTGAGCGCGGCAACCCCGCCGGCACCATCGTACAGGATGGTGCCGCGCATGGTCAGCCCGGCGGCGGCGCCAGGCAGGCGCAGCGGCATGGCGATGCGGAAAACGCCTTCGCCGATCTCCAGATGCTTGCCGCTGGCCGCGGCGCCGTTCATCGCCGCCTGCAAGGCCGGGCCATCATCCGTGGTGCCGTCGCCGGTCGCGCCGAAATCCCGCGCAGAAATCCGCTCGGCCAGCTTGTCCTCGACCGTGCGCGGCACCGCGCCGGGAAAGCCGAGGCTCATCAGCCCCTCGTCACGGCCGAAGGTGGTGATGCCGCCGAGGCTGTCGAAGCCGAGCAGCCGGTTGGCGCGGCCGGCGCGCAGCGGCAGGATGGTGGCGCCACCGGCCTCGGACGGGTCCAGCCGCATTGCACTGCCGAGGCCGTCCTGCAATTCCTGCAGGACCGCAACCTGGTAGTCCAGCTCATCGTTCAGCGTGCGGGCGCGGAGGATGCCGTTGGATTGAAAATCCGTGGTGCGGGCAATCACCAGGTTGCGCCGCAGGGTCACGCTGCGGCCGGCGGGCGGCGCCGCATCGAACACCACGCTGCCGCCTGCCGAGGCTCCGGCACCGGAGACGCGGAAGCCGCTGGCCTGCGGCAACCCATCCAGCCGCACCTCGATATCGGCGGCGGCAAAGATCGGAAATGGATAGGTGAAGCTGGTCTGGACGCCGTCGGCCACGTACTGCACGCGCGGCGCGACGTCGCCGATCCTGATGTGCTCGTCCATGCTTCGCTCCAAAGGAAATGAGGGTCGCGCCGCCGGTTCAATCCAGCAGGTTGCGGGCGAGGGAACCGAAGCTGCGGCCTGCCTGCAGCAGCGTCGTCAGCGTGCCGTCCATGTTCAACAGGCTGCTGCGGCCCTGCGCCAGCCGGGCGCGGAAGGTGGCATCATCGGCGTCCTGCGCGGCCGCCGCGTCCCGCGCCAGCCCACCGGTCAGCGCCGCGGCCGAACCATCGGCTGGCGAGATGCCGCTGGCCGCCGACCGGGCACGGGCGGAGGCGACCGTGCGCGCAAGGGTCTGCCGACGCTGCAATGCCTGTTCACGCTGCTGCGCCAGCAGCAGCTCCTGCCGCGCCGCATCCTGCGTCGCGGCCACCTGCGCCTGGGCACGATTGTTGGCCTGCTGCGCCTGGCCCTGGCGTACGTTGCCGTAGATCGTGGCGCCAGCGCCGAGAACGGTGGCGAGCGATGCAAGTGCGCCCATCAGTTGGTGATCCTCGTATCGGTGGTGACGGAAAGCAGCGTCATCGGCAGCGGCGCGTCATCCTCGATGCGCCACAGCGGCCGCATCGCATCCTGCTGCCAGCCAATGGCGCGCAGCCGGACATCGCCGGTGAATGGCGCCAGCGGTGCGTCCAGCAGCGGCGTGTTCAGCCGGCGGAACGGCACCGGCGCGGGGCCACGGCCGAGATCGACCGAAAGCGCCACCGTCTCCAGCAGCCGGAAGGTGACCGAGACCAGCCGCAGCGGTGCCGCGCGCACGCCGAGCGCGGTGGAAAGATCAGGCGGCAGCGGCTCGATCACATGGCGGTACGGCAGGCCGATCTGCACGCTGGTCGCGGCCGGATCGATGGTTACGCGTGCGTTGCCGACGATACCCACCGCACGCGGCGCACCATTCGCCACCACGCCGACCGCTCGGCCTTCAAGGTGCTCGAGGCCGGACCAATCGTCCTGCGGCGCGGCTGCACTGCCGGTCAGCGCGGCATCCAGCGCCAGCGCATCGTCGAAGCGCTCCAGGCGCAGGCTGCCGGCGCGCTCCACCGTGGCCCAGACCGTGCCCTCGACCTCGGCCAGCGAGCGGAAGGCACCGTCGGTCTCCTGCCGGGTCCAGGCAGTGACCTGCTCGGCGCGGTACAGCGTCAGCGTCGCCAGCCCACCGTCACCCATCGCCACGTGCAGCAGGCGGCGGCGCTGGTCGTAGCACATGGAAACCGGGTCGCGGACCAGGTGCTGCGATGCCAGCGCCAGGTCGTTGGCCTGGTAGAGCTGCTGCAGGTCGGTGTAGGCGAATTCGAAAATCCCCCGCCCGCTGCGGTCGGCGAAGATGGTTGCGCCATCGACATCCACCGGCTGCACCTGCCGCGTGACCAGCGACCCCACGCGCGTCTGCCGGTTGAGCTGGATGCTGCCCGGCGTCAGTGGCGTGCCGGTCACCATCCATTCGGTGCCGGAGGTAAAGACCTGGAGATGCTGGCCGGAGAACACCGCACGAATCGCGTTCACCTGGTCCGAGACCAGGCCGAATTCGATGCCCTGGTCATCAAGCCCGGTGCCGAGATCGAAGTTGAACAGGTCACCGGAGCGCGACAGCCACAGCCGGTTCGGCAGATCGCGCGAGCCGCCCAGCACCAGCCGGTCCTGGTGGAAGCACAGGCAGACCGGCCAGCCATGCACGGCGGAGAACGCCGCTTCGTCCCAATCGGCGGTGGCGTCCGTGGTGTCCAGCGCCTCCTCGACTGTCGCGATCGCCTGCGTGGCGGAAGTGACGGCGGTGACCAGCACGGGCCTGTCGCCGATGCGGAAGCGCGCGCCGGCATGCCCGGCGCTGAACACTGCGGCGGAGGCCGTAAGCGTCACGGTGCCGGTGGTGGCGGAAGGCATCAGTGTCACCGCCAGTGGCGCGAAGCGGTAGAAGGGCTCGCGCAGGAAGGCCCAGGATGCCACGGTCCAGTTCGTGTGGCTGGTGCGGGTGATGCGCTGCGGCGGCATGTCGGGGTGGCACAGCAGCAGCGTATCGGCGCCTTGGGTGAAGGCGAGCTGCGGCAGCATCGCCGCGGTCCAGGGACCGGCGACTTGCGCCACCTGGGCATCCCCGATGAACACCGCCATGGCACCCGCGGTCAGCGCCAGCAGATAGGTCTGCTCGGTGCTGAACTCGAAGGCGACCAGCCGCGCGGCGCCCGACAGCATCGCCACATGCCGCAGGCCGGGGCGGCGGGTTACCCCACCAGTCGGCTGGATGAAGACGTTGCGCAGCAGCCGCGCGCCGTTGGCCCAGGCGCGCAGGTCGGGCCGGCCGAGCAGTTCGGGGGCCACCTCGCCGGCGGTGAAGCTTGTCTTCAGCGTGCGGGACTGGGACATGCTCAGCCCCGCACCGTGATGAGGGGGAAGTCCTCGAAGGCACGCGGGGTCGCCTGCTGGCTGTCGGCCCGCCGCGCGGCGCGCAATTCGGCTTCCGCCTGGGTCAGCAGCAGCTGCGCGCGGGAGGTGTTCTCGGTCAGGGGGATGCAGAATTCAGCGGCCAGCCGGGCGGCCAGGGCGGCGGCGAAGAAGGCCGGGAACATCGCCTCCTCCGGGCGGAAGACGTAGCTGAGCACCACCTGTTCGGCGTTGCAGTGCAGCCGGTCCTCGAACAGCCGGTAGGTCAGGCCGCGGCCGCTGCCCGGCACACCGGCCGACAGCGCGCGTAGGAAGCCGGGCGGCAGTTGGAAGGCGTGGTGGAAATCCGCGGTCGGCCGCGCGGCAAGCCGCGGCAGCGTCACCTGGCCGGTGGCGAAGCTCCAGGGGTACAGCGACAGCAGCGCATCGCGGGTCGCGGGATAGAGGTTCGCCGCCACCTCGGCCTCGGCGGTGCCTTCGTCGAGCGAGGCGATCGGCTGGGCGCCGATCTTCAGCAGCGCGCGCGTACACAGCGCGAGGGCGGAGAGGGCCATCGGGAACTCCGGTGCAGCGTCGGGGAAGGCCCCGCCCCCGTTGCCGGGAGCGGGGGAAGGCGAGGCCCCGGCTATTCCTTGCAGCGCATCCGGACGGTGCCGGTGTCATCCACCAGCACCGCGCCCTGGCTCATCATCGTGTTAACGAAATGCGCGGCGCGGTCGCCGTGCCAGGACACATCCGTGGAGATCTCGGCGGCCGATGCGTGGCCGACCGAGGTCTTGTGGAAGAAGTAGCAGTAGCGCAGCGTGCCGTTCAGCGTCAGCCCGCTGTGCGGCATCCAGGTGGCGCCGAGCCAGCGCTTGGCCTGGGTGCCCTTCCAGGGCAGTTCGTCCGGTCCCATGTACTGGGTGTTGGCGAATTCCTGAATGGTAAGCAGCTCGCTCCACTGCTTCCAGCCGACCACCGCGAAGCGGTTGCCGTCATCCGGCACATCGGCATAGCCCAGCATCTCGAAGGCCAGCAGCACCTTGGCCCGCGTCATGCCGTCGTTGTCGGTCTGGCCGGACTGGGTGCCGAGCGCTTCCCGCGTGCCGCCATCGAAGGCAGCGATGATCAGCTCGTCGGTCTTGCGGCCGAGCGCATAGGCGCCGGCATTGGCCACCACCGCGCGTTCGTCGAGGTTGGTCTTCAGCTCATCCATCCGGTCGACCCAGTCGCCGGCGTAGTAGTCCTGCAGGAAGCACTCCACGTTGGAGTGGTCGATGTTCATCACCGGCACCACGCCGTTGCGCGCCTTGGCGGCGGCGGTACCGCGGCCGACC